ACAGCAATATCATAGTCAACTCTTTTCTTTAATAAATCATATTTATTTATATCAAATATATTGTTAATAGCTTCTTCTTCAGCAATCTCAATCGCAGGTTTATAGTTAAGCTCCATATATAATGATAGCTCCTCATCAGATTGAGGAAGCTGTTCAGGTGAAACCATAAAGGGGTCAAAGCCTGTGTTGGCTTGTAAACTTTGTAAGAAATCTTTTGAAACCATTTGAGCTTCTACCATATCCTGATACTTGCTCCTTTTGGATTGTGACATTGCATCTTGTGCGTATGCCTTAACCTTAAATAACCTATCGGACATTCCGTTGACAACTATATCTACAAACTTAGGAATGATAGGAACCGGTGTCCAATCTAAGTTTAAATAACTTAAATCGCCATCGATTGCTAATTCATTCTTGTATTTCCCTACAGATTGTTCTCCTCTTGCGTACAGTCTGAGTCTATGGAATTGTCTGAATTGGTCATAAAATCTACAACTAATCCCATCCCTACGGAACCATTCGTACTGTATAGCCTGACCTATTTGTAAGCCATACTCCTGAGTTTCTTTTTCTGCGTCAGATACAAATTGACTAGGGAAAGCTGCTTCGGTTATGTTTACTTGTACATCTTTCATCTAATTATTTCGCTTTGTATGCCGGTATTAGTATACCTTGCAAAGTTAAGTTTTATTTTTGACTCTTTTCTTTCAGTCACATATAAATGCTTCTGACAAGCCATTATAGCCAATCCTGAACTAATACTCGCATCATACTTGGTTCTGTTGTTAATATCAAACTTTGCCCAATCCAATAGAGTTCTATTAAAAGGCATAGTACCCATGTCTTCATTGGGTCTAAATATTCCTTCAAAATCAATTCCAATATACTTTTCAATATAAGATTCAAGTGCTGCAGCATGTGCTTGTTTTACTTCTTCACTTGTATTAGGGATGCCACCTAATTCTTTTTCTGTTTTAGATAATTTATTAAATTGTTTGTCGGGTCTATTCATGCAATACTTTCTATATCCTCTGTTTTTAAAATGATATAACAATCTAGGTTTATTATTTTCTACCAAGATAGGCATACCATAAAACACACAAGCCATTAAAACATCTTCAAAAAATATCTCTGCTGTATGTGGTCTTGCAATATACTCCAAAAAAAATTCGTTACTTGGAGCATCGTCCATGTTGAACTTAGTTAATCCGTGAAGTGCTCCATTAGAACCTCCTCCACCAACTACTCCACTAATATCATAAGAGTCACATCCAAACGCACCCAAGTGTTCATTGCCCGGAATTTTTAATCCGTTTCTCTCATGAGCATGATTCTGAATATTACTTGATGGGAGCCATGAGATATTAAATCTACCTTTCTTATCAGGAACCCATACTACTTTAGAATCTTTAACACCGTTTTCCCAAATAAATTTTCCTCTAGTTATGTGATGCTCTTTTATCATAGAGTCATTGTAGTCTATTTGTTGATACAGTTTGCTTAGATTAAATATAGAGGAGATGCTTTCATCCCGGAATGCGTGAGCTGTAGTTCTAGGAAACTGCCTATAAAATTCATTTAGATTATCAGCGTCTGATTTTAATGACTCTACTTCTCCTTTCCAATATTCAATTGAGCTTGTGTAGATTGGTTGTCCATCTACTCCTTCAGCTTCTACCTTTGGTACCTCTAATACAGGCATACCGTACCTGTCAATAAATCCTTCCATGTTCCATTCCATTGGAACAAATAAATTATATAGCCCACTTTTAGTTTGACCATTAGCGTTTCGTTCAGACGCATTTGAATCATCATAAAGTTTTTTGAAATTACTTCCTCCTTTGTCTAAAGCATTAGATGTAGAGCCCATCATACATTTACCTATAATCTTACTTCCTAGTCTTAAACAAGTTTTAGTAACATTCCAATTGTTTAAAATGTTATTTGGCTTCACCCATTTACCACTCTCATCGTGGACTAAAAGCAAAAGCTTTTCTCCATCATAAGAGTTGTCGTCTGTATTTTTCCAATCAATAGTTGTATCTAAACCTTGCATGTCGTCTTCAAAAACTTCATGCATATTTTTTTTTGTAATCTTAGATGCAGGAATTCTATAGGCAAGTTCAGACTTAGGTTTATCCATACCATCTTGAATAGGTTTAAAAAAGAAAGGTAATCGGTTAGAGATGGGTACTACTTTGTCTGTAAACATTTTTTTAGCGTCAGCTCCTGTTTTAGAAAGTATACCTATTCTTGAGTCTTTAGCTAGAGTGGCTGTATTAACACACTCTGATGAACCCATAAAAGAAAAACCTGAACGCCTAATTTTTAAATATATCATTCCATAACTTCGTGGGTCAGCTTTACAAGCTTCCCAAAAAATAAAAAAAGCTCTATTAGCTTCTCTAAAGTCAGGAAATCCTACATCAATTTTTGTCCATTGAAGATACATATAGTGAGAGCCTGTTAGATATGTAGGCACACCTTTATTCATAAACCAATATCCCTGCTCTCTATAATCAAACTCTTGCTCAATATAATCTACATACTTATCTTTAAAACTATTAGGCATTTCATTCCATTGAAATATAGATTTTATTCGAGATAGGTTTTTTGGTAATTCAATTCTTTCCCAATACTGCTTCAATCTATTTTCATGTCGTTTATAAATTTCTTTAGGTACTTTGGGTAATCCTATTTTTAAATTAGAAATTTCTATTACTTTACCAAGTTGTCCGTTCTTAGATATAATAATTAAATCATATTTTTTATTATACCCATACACCCAACTCCTAGCTCTATTTTTATTAGAGATGACATTTTTAGGAATATAATTTTTTATTTCTTTAATCATTTAGAACGACTTTCTGCAAATCCTTGTTTAGTTCTTGGTTTACTTTCACCCATCTCGATTGCTTCTTTTTCTGCTTCTATTCTTGCAAGAATTTCAAGAGCATCAAAGATGGCTAGTTTTTTTGTGGCAGCAGCATTTTTTAATCTATCAGCAGCTAAGTCATCATCATTGTCTAGTTTTATAATATCTTCTTTTGCTACCTTAATTAGTTGTTCGACTGCCCTATAACCTGCTTGTATAATTTTTAATTTAGTCTCTTTTAGATTCATATGCTATTATATTTTTAGAGCGAATGCGATATAATATCTTATCATCTAATCTAAACTCATATTCAGAGTCCGGCATGAATGTAACTATATCTCCTTTTTTAATTCCATGTTTATCAATTGAAGGACAGGTATATTCCATTACACCCATCAAAGGCTCATTAGTTATGTTTTTAAATATGTGAGTATCAATTTTTGGTAATGGTGATACAAAACAAAAAGGCTCAACGGCAATCCATTGAGTCACTTTTCTGTACATATAATATTGTGTCTCGTCTATAAAAAACTTGTTATCACGAAAAAAACTTTTACCACTTTGTCTCCTTCCGTACATATCATTAAAGTATTTAAAAACATTGTGATGAACTAATAAGGTGTCCCCCTCTTCAACAGGTCCTTGATAATTTATTGGTGTAGATAAAACAACAGCTTCTCGATTAGAAAAAGAATATGATTCTTCTGAAGTATCTAAAATAACTTCAGTCCCTTCAATTTGTTTTACATTGTCATACCTTCTGTCATTTTTAGGTACAACTATAAATTGATTGGGTGACTTCATTTTGTTTCATTTGATTAAAAGTGTATGTTAAACTCTAGAGAGATAGGCATTGTAGCATTAAACTGTTTCCATAACAATATTTCTTTCTCATCTGCATCTTCTATGTAGATTTGATAAGCATCTTGCTCAATGTTATATTTTATTAAGTGAATAGTATGTCTTCCATTAAGGACTGATTGACCTACCAAATAATGCATTCCTCCTGATTTATAATCAGGACCTATAGAAATTTTTCTTATTTCCATTTGATTAAATTTATTTTTCTGCCTTGCAAGCGTCAAGCTCTTCTT